CAAATTGGTTATGTTGGCGCAGTTTTGATGATTGCCGAATTGGTGAACGTCAAGCCTAAGTCAATGACCAAGGTGACGGGTTACAACTACCTCTCACTGTAAGGAGAAAAAGACATGGCTTTAGCAATGAATAAAATCATTCTGGCGAATGCAACCACCAACACTGCTGGTGCTTACTTCTCCAACGTCACACTGACTGCCGCTAACGCAGGTACTGTGATTCCCGCAGGTACATACCTGTTGTTCCCCGCTGCTAACGTAGTGATTACTGCAAACAATGGTTCTGCCATTACAACTCTGCTTGCCAATAACACTGGCGGTATGATTTTGTCTGATGGCGTTAACTTGTTTGCACAATCTACTATTGCTGGTGCTGGTTCTGTTACTGCGTTGACCATCAATGGTGGTATCTCTGCAAACAGCACTTACGCAAGTTAAGGGGACGGTATGAACTCGAACCATGTAGGTGCGCTATACCCAGACCAGTTTGGAAATATTGTCCTTGGAACAACCTCAACCCCAGTCGCACTGGGAAATACAGGTAACCTCATTGCCACTATTCCTACGATTGGAACAAACTACATTGTTCGCCGTATTACCGTAAATAACGCCAACGGAAGTGTTGCGCTTGCCAACGTCACTATTTTCACAAGTGGAGATGGTAATTTGGCAAACGCAGTTTCTAACGCAACTGTGCTTTCTAACATTACAGGTACAACCAAGTATCAAGATTTGAACCTGACGGCAAACACCGCCACAACAATCTTTACTGGTTCTCTGTTTGTGTGCGTCAACACTGGTGCTGCGGCAAACAACACAGTTGATATTTCGGTTTATGGTGACGTTGTAACTCTATGATTGAAGAAGTCTATGTAACCAACAACTCCGACAAAGACTTGTACTCTGAGTACAACTTTGTAGGGTTTGATTTTCCTGTAGGCAAGACAGTAAAAATCCCTGTCTCTGCCGCCAGACACATGCTTGGTTACGGTGACGAAAACAAAGAGCCGTATCTTGTCTTGCTAGGCTTGATACGGCTTCATAGTGAACTTGAAGATGCGATGGAGAAGTTTGAAAAGGTAGAAATATCTGAAACTCCTCCTGAAAAGAACCGCTCGTTACCCTCGGCGGTTGGCGTAGTACCCTTGCGGATTGAGAAATCCGTTGGGGGAAAAGTCAATCAGAGGGTTGCTTAACATGAAGGTAACATGGCAACTCTCTCTTCCTACATCACGGAAGTACAGCGTTTACTGCATGATGCAAACTCTGTATTCTGGTCTACTCAGGAGCTAACGGACTACATCAATGATGCCCGTGAGCGAGTAGCCAGAGATACTGGGTGTTTACGCACCTTGCAAATAACGGCTACACCTATCTCAAGCACAGGTGTAGCTGCGACTGTGTGGACTGCGGGAGCAACTGTTACCGCTGGTCAGTTTATTTTTAACAACATTTTTATTTACTCTGTTGTTACTGGTGGAGTGTTAAGCACAACAGCACCTCCCTATCCTGCGGCTGGCTACACTTTTCCCCCGTCTACCCCATTCACAGACGGTACAGCCACACTGCAATACTCTGGCCCTGCTGAGATTATTCCCTACGGAATATTGACCAACGGCACAACGCTAGACATCTTGAACGTCAATATTTACTGGGGTAACAGCCGTATTCCTCTGCGGTACTTGCCTTGGTCAAACTTCAATGCCCAGTTGCGTTATTGGCAGAACTATGTAGGCAGACCTGTTTGCTTCTCTGTCTACGGTCAAAACACAATTTACATAGGGCCTGTGCCTGACCAAGCGTATGTTGTCGAGATTGACTCCACCATCTTGCCTAGTTCCTTGTCATCCACCAATCCTAACGTGACTGACCAGATTACTGACCCCTACACCACGCCTGTGGCTTTCTATGCGGCTTACAAAGCCAAGTATAAAGAGCAGTCTTATGGTGAAGCGGAAATTTACAAACAAGAATATCTCAAGCAAGTAAATGCAGTCTTGAACAGCACATTTACTCGCCGTATCCCTGACCCTTACTCTACGTTTTAATCATGGCAGCAGCAGAACAAAAGAAGTCCTATGCTGTCATCAAGAACTTCAAGGGTCTAAACACCAAGGCCAACAGAACGGCTATTGATGAAGATGAATTCTCTTGGATTGAGAACGCCATGCCTGTTGGCTACGGCAATATCAAGATTGTTCCCGCCCAAGTAACTATCAAGGATGGTGGCAATAACGCCGTATCTTTTGGCAACACTGTAACTACCCTTACAAGCTGTAACCTTGGTTTGTTTAACTACATTCTTGGTTTTGAGTTTAACGGTAGGGGTGAGTATTACAAGATAGATACCACCACAAAAGGAAATATAGCGGTTACAGGTACGTTTTCTTCTGCCAACGTATCTGTTGCCCAGTACAAGAATGAGCGTGTGTTTATAGGTGACCTCGACAAAGGCTTGTTCACTTGGGATGGCACTGACCTCATCAATGTAGGCTCTGTAGGTACTATAGGCATTACAGCCAAAGGTTCAGGCTACACCTCTGCGCCAGCGGTAACTATCTCTGCTCCCAATCAGACAAACGGTGTTCAGGCTACAGCCACATCCACCATCACATCCAATGCTGTGTCTTCCATCTTTGTCACTAACGGTGGTAGCGGGTACACAGCCGCCCCTACAGTGACCATCACAGGCGGTGGTGGTACAGGCGCTACTGCTATTGCCCAAGTCTTGACCTTCACTAAGGGTGCGTTATACATACAAGTGACAAATAGCGGGTCTGGTTACAACACACCACCCGCCGTGACCATCACTGGTGGCGGTGGTGCTAATGCCGCAGGTACAGCTATCGTGTCAGGAAACGCCATCACAGGTGTCATTATGACCAATGTGGGGAACAATTACACTTCTGTCCCTACTGTCACCATAGCAGCACCCCCAACACCTACAGGAAACACAACCGCTACAGCGTTAGGAGTACCTAACTTAGAGCAGATTGTCAGTATTGCAACCTTTTCAGGAAGGGTGTGGGTGGCTACAGGTCGTACAGTTACCTACTCAGCATCTACCAGTCCTTACGACTTTGTGTCTGTCTCTGCTGGCTCTGTCACCCTGACTGACTCTACCTTGCATGGCAACATCCAATATCTATTGTCTGCCAACAACTTTTTGTACATCTTTGGTGAGGACAGCATCAACGTCTTCTCTGACTTGCGGGTTACCTCTACAGGTTCTACCTTGTTTACCAACACAAACGTGTCTGCTTCTGTAGGCTCTAAGCTAAAGTACGGTGTTTTCCCTTACTTTAGGTCTGTGTTGTTTATGAACAACTACGGTATGTATGCCTTGGTAGGCTCTACAACATCCAAAATATCTGACCAGTTAGATGGTCTGTTCCCGTACATAGACTTCACTAAACCCGTATCAGGCGGTCAGGTCTTGCTCAACAACATTCTGACAGCCGCATTCAATTTCTACTTGTCTGCGTCCTACCCTTACGCCACAGGCGGTAGGTACGTTCAGGCGGTGTTCTTTGAGAAGAAGTGGTTTATCACCAGTCAGGGTGATACGCTTAATTTGGTCAACTCTGCCCCTGTAGGCGGGGTTATCAACCTGTACGGAGTGGCAGATACTGCTTTGTACAAGTTATATGGGGATGCCACAGCAAACGTGTCTAGCACTATTGCAACAGCTTTATCTCCCATGAAAGACCCCATTCGTACCAAGCAAGCATTAAAATTCGGTATAGAGGCAACGCTTACCACGGGTGGCACATTCAACGTAACTGTAGACAGTGAGTCTGGCTCTAGTCCTGTTTACACGTTGAACAACAGTGTGACTTGGTACAACAATTCAGGGACAACAATCCCTTGGCAGAACAACAGTTTGGCAACGATAGGGTGGTTGACAAGTTCGGGGTATGCCCTGTACAAGTCAGATGCACAACAGTATGGTAAGTATTTGGGTTTGACGATGACATCTTCTGACCCTGCATTTACTATTAACACGATTGAGTTTGAACACGAATTGAGAGTGAGGTTCTAAAATGGCTGTCCCGTATACATTTGGCACTGCAACCGCTGCCATTCCCCTGTCTCAACTAGACAGCAACTTTGCTACCGCAGTCACTATCGGTAACACTGCTGTTCAGCTAGGTAACACTGTTACCACACTTAACAATCTGACACTGGCTAACGTCACTATCAGCAGTGGTAATGTGACCATCACCAACGTGTCTGTGACTACTGCTAACGTGAGTGGTACTGCCAACGTGTCTAGCCTTGTTGTACTTACCAACGAAACAGTGCTAGGCAATACTGCTGTTACTGGTAATGTCACAGCAAGCATTAACGTAACTGGTGCAAAGTTGATTCCTACAGGCACATCAGTCACTGGTAATGGTTTGTATCTTCCTGCGGCAAATGCTTTGGGATTGTCTACCAACGGAACAAATGCTGTGTATATAGATGCTTCACAGAATGTGGGGATTGGTACTGCTTCGCCAAGTGCAAAACTAACAGTTACGGATAGCGCACACTCATGTCAAATATTTATTGGCTACACTGATAACAACAACTACTATCAGTCCAGCGGCGCACAAATTTGGTCAACATACAACGGCTCTTCAGAGTATATGCGTATCAACTCCAGCGGTAACTTGCTGGTTGGCGTAACAAGTGCTAATGCAAATGGTGGTGTTCTTCAGCTTAAATCTGGCATTACTTTCCCTGCAACACAAGTTTCCGCTACAGACGTAAACACGCTGGATGATTATGAGGAGGGAAGTTGGTCACCTGCTATAACAAGTTCAATAGGCACAATCACAACAGTAAGTGCTGGTGGGCAATATAGAAAAATTGGAAGTCTTGTTGTTGCTCAATTTCAATACGCTATAACAAATAACGGTACAGGGTCAGGTTCAATTGTTATTAATGGCTTACCTTTTGCGGGAACTGTTAATACATCGGCTGGCACTATTAGGGAAATAGCGGTTGTTGGATTTACAGGTTCTTCTTATTTATCAGGCTCAACATCTATGATACTTGTTCAATATAACAATTTGTATCCTGGCGGCACTAATTACAACGTATTAGGAACTGTATCTTATCAATCAACTTCTTAAAGGAATCATCATGTCACTTACCAAAACAACCAACGTAGACCAAATTACAGTTACAGAAGATGGAACTGTTCTCTACCGTGAAGCAACACGCATCATGGAAGATGGCAACGAACTGAGCAAGACTTATCACCGCTCAAGCCTTACACCAGCACAAGACCTCACAGGTGTGCCTGCTAACGTAGTGGCAATCTGCAACGTGGCGTGGACAGAAGAAGTCATTGCCGCTTATCAGGCTCAAGTGGAAGCTAACAAAATTGTTGGTACGGCGTAACAATGGGTACACAAGCATTTACAAAGACAGGTAACACGGTAGTCTTTACTGCCGCTACATCTGCTCCTACGCCTATACAAGCAGTCTCTACCACGCTTGGTGGTAACCAGTACCGCATCATCAACAGCGGCTCTGTGACTGTGTTTCTAGGCTATGGAGATACTTCTGCTGGTGCTACTGCCAACACTGCTGTAATAACCACTACAGGTACATCTATACCTTTGTTGCCAGGCACAGATGAGGTTCTCTC